TGGTATGCAAAGGTAGACCAAGAGACAGGTGAAGTTGGTGAAAAGAAACGTATTGCAGATACAGCAAACGCTGAGTTCATGGAACCGATTTTAAAAGACCCTAAGTTTAAAGAATTCATTAAACACAAGTATGAGATTGCATATGGAAGCATTATGGGAGAAGATCCAATTCTGGAAGAAGAAGCCGATGAAGCTTGAAGAAGATAAACATTTTAAGTTTGTTGACTTCAAAGATAGCGATATCACCGGCATAGGAATCCTTGTCGGTGATTATAAGGGTGTTCTTTATCATTACACAGGTGCTAGAGTAAATCAGCAATCAGGTATGCCTAAACTTGAGTTTGGGTATACCATTGTTCATGCCGGAGAACATGACATGGACAGCTTGCAAAGTGATGATAAATTTCATACAATGATGGGTGACATACTCACAGAATTAATTATTAATAACCGATATAATGAACAGATTAGAACAAACGATTCTGAAGAATTTGATTTATAATGAAGTATACACTAGAAAAGTATTGCCATTCATTAAACCAGATTATTTCTCTGACAACACCGAACGGATTGTTTTCAAAGAAATATTTGATTTTGTAAATAAATATAAAAACCTTCCAACACATGAATCTCTCGTAATTAATTTTACAGAGAGTAAATCTCTAACTGAACCACAAGTAAGAGAGTCTATTGAACTACTAAAAGAAATTCATTCTAGTAAGGATGAAAAGTCTGAAGGTCAATGGCTAATCGAACAAACTGAAAAGTTTTGTCAAGATAAGGCAATCTATAATGCAATTATGGAATCTGTCGGCATTCTTGATGACGATGGTAAAAGAAGTAAAGGTGAAATCCCACAACTTCTATCTGATGCTCTTGGTGTTACATTCGATAACAATATCGGGCATGATTACATCAACGATTCTGATTCTCGGTATGATTCATATCACAAAGTAGAATCTCGCATTCGTTTTGACCTAGACCTTTTTAACAAGATTACAAAAGGTGGTCTTCCAGTTAAGACATTGAACATTGCTCTCGCTGGTACTGGTGTAGGTAAATCCTTGTTTATGTGTCACGTTGCGGCTGGTTGTCTATCGCAAGGTCATAATGTATTGTATATCACAATGGAAATGGCCGAAGAAAAGATTGCTGAACGTATCGATGCAAATTTGCTAAATATAGATTTAGATGAACTACGAACAATCACTAAAGAAGATTACAATCGTAAATTCTCTGCACTCAAAAGTAAAACACAAGGCAAGTTAATCATTAAAGAATATCCAACTGCAAGTGCTTCTTCATTACACTTCCGTGCATTGTTGAATGACTTGGCTCTTAAAAAGAGTTTCAAACCTGATATCATCTTCATTGACTATTTGAATATCTGTTGTTCTTCTAGGATTAAACCTGGTGCAAACGTAAACAGTTATTCATACATCAAGGCAATTGCAGAAGAACTTCGTGGTCTTGCTGTTGAGAATAATCTTCCGATTGTATCTGCAACACAAACAACAAGAAGTGGTTTCTCTAATTCTGATCCAGGCCTTGAAGATACTTCTGAGTCTTTTGGTTTGCCTGCAACTGCTGACTTTATGTTTGCTCTTGTGACGAATGAAGAACTAGAACAATTGAATCAAGTGCTTGTTAAGCAATTAAAGAATCGTTATGGTGATCCTAATCTATACAAAAGATTTGTTCTTGGTATCGATAGAGCAAAAATGAGACTGTATGATGTTGAAGACTCTGCACAGAATGATATTGTTGATGCAGGTAAAGTTGAAGATAAGCCTTTAAATACATTTGGTAATCGTGAACGTAGAAAAAACTTTGATGGATTTAAAGTATGATTTTGTATGATTATCTTTTAGAGAATCGAAATTCAAATGGTGTTCCCATTCTGAATGAGCAACAATGGACTCTTGTCAATGAGAAATTTGATAAAGAAACTATTGTTGCTGAATTGATTCGTCTAATTGAAACTACAAAACCACCATGCCCATTGCGTGATATTACCTATGAAGATATGCAAAGTGCCTTTTGGGCATTGACACTATCTGATTTGAAATCTACATTCCAAGAACACGATAAAGTAAAAGATATTGTGATTGAAAAGTTTGAAGATTATGGTAGAAAGTATTCTGAGCATGGTCTTGGTGTGATTCAGATGGGCTCACAATTCAATAACGTGAGTAACTATTTTCATCAAACATTAAGATATAAATGTGATGCATGGGGATATAAATCTCCAATATATCGTTGGGAAAATAATGACAACTTGCGTAGTGTATTTCTTGCACTATGGCGATTGGGTAACAAAGAACTATCAGTTAGTGCTTATATTTCATCGTTTAGATTGAGTGCCTATATTGCAACACAATTTAAACCACAAGTTGCAAAGTTACTCTATGAGATATCAAATGCAAAGACTGTGTTTGATTCATCTTGCGGCTGGGGTGATAGACTTGCTGGTTTCTATTGTTCAAGTGCAGAACAATATTATGGTACAGATCCAAATGACCAAACATATTTGAAATACTTTGAACAATGTATTGAGTATGAGAAGTTGTATGGTGAGAAACCGAAGACTACATTTACAAATGAATATTTTATTGTTGAAGGCAAAAAACGTGTAGAGATACATCGTAAACCAGCCGAAGACTTTGACTATTCTATTTTGCCACCAATTGATTGTGCGTTTACATCACCACCATATTTCGCAACAGAGAAATATAATACAGATGGTAAACATTCAGATGAACAGTCATGGTCGAGATATCAAACGTATGAACAATGGCGAGATGGTTTCTATCTGCCAGTTAATCGTAAAACATTTGCAAGTCTAAGTGACAATGGGTTTCAATTTGTTAACATCATGGACCCAAAGATTAAAACTACAAGATATTATGCAAGTGATGATTTGATTGATGATATGGTAAGTAATGGTGCAAACTTCTGTGGTCAATTGGGTATGCGTATTATGCAAAGGCCAAAGAACGTAGAGAATCTAGATGAGTTTATGAAGAAAGTTTACATAGAACCAGTCTGGACATTCTCTAAAAAACAACAGAAGTTTGATATCGTAGACAATTATATGAATAAAGGTTCTTTGGATGCATTCTTTGCTTGACAAGATATGGTACTTGAGATAGGATAAATACTTCAATAACAAACGGAGTATTAAATGGCAGATTCCCCGAAAGCAGCTGAAGCAGCTCAAGCGTTATTTTGTGCTATGGCTGACTACATTGGTTCTTCATCTATAGATAAAAAATTTAGTTTGAAAACATATCCAACATATGCAGATTTTAAACATGAATATGAAAAGTTAATAACAGATTCTTTTAATAAAAGAGTTCATGTTCCAAGTGTTTCTTTAAAAGAAATAGAAGAATTAATAACTTCTGATAATGACTGGTATAAATCTTCTGTGAATATTGCAGTAAAACTTATACAAGACGTTGATAAGATAGATAAAGATTTTGCAAAGTTTCAAGGTCCAAATTGGCAAGATATATTTTATTTTCGTGGTGCTGCAGCTGAAAAGGGAAGAAATGCTAATGTTATGGAATTGATTGGTGAACTTTTTGATGCTGCTAATAAAACAAATAAACAATTTGGTGATATTAATAAATGGAGTCCTGCTGACATATATTTTGCATCAAAGAAAGCGAGTGATACTATCGTTGAGCAAGTAAATCTTGTTAAAAGTTCAAAAGTGAGTTACACATTTGATGATTTAAATTTATGCATTAACAATCTTATTGACTCTGGTGATTTATTGGGTGTGTCTCTTAAAAAAGCTGCACATGAAGTTCATATTGTTCTGATGAACTTTTCACAATCGGATACAGAAAAACATCTTAAAGATATAGTTTATAATGGCATTAGTGAAAAACCAAGTGCCGGCGAAAAAGGATCAGAGAGAGATATTAAAATATATTTTAGTGCAAATAAAAGAAGTTATATTAAGATAAGACATGATCCGTCAAGTGATAAAATGTTAGCAAACAAAGCAATTAAAGCTGAAATTGAAGTTAGTGGTGCTGGTGGTCGTGGTGGTTCGCTTACAAGTTTTGGTACAGGCAATCCAAATGGATCTGGAATAAGTGACCTGATTGCAACAGTTGATCCAAAATTTGGCAAACTATTAGGTGCATCTTTTACAAAAGGATTTTCAGATTATCAATCAGCTATAAATGATTTAAATTCAGAATTTATGAAAAAAATTGGAATGAAAAGTGGAAAATTAACAAAAGAAATTTTGAATAAGTATCCTGCACCACAAAATATAGTGAAACAATATAATTTTAAAGCTCCAAAAAATACTTATTATGATTGGTATAAAGAAGAAAGAATTGTTTTGAGTATAAGACACATTGTCGGTAGTTATGAATCATTACTCAGAAATTATTTTACAAGAAAACCAGATAGTAAAGGTGTAGTAGAACATGAAACAAATAGTATTGTTCGTGCTTTCTATAGATATGCAGCCGGCCTATCACCAAAATCTGGTAAATTCGTAATTGCAAAATAGAAAACAAAATGAACTTCACACAATTTTTAACAGAATCAAAAAAAGAAGGTGCTAATCTGCACCTTGAACACATTGAAGATGAGATACTGAATCGTGGTGTCAATGGCGCCCGTGACACTATTAACTTCCTT